GAAATGTATGTACATAAGGGAATCAGCGGTCGTAAATTCGAGAGATCATTTAGACTCTCTGAATTTGTAGAAGTTAAAGGAGCAGATCTTCAGGACGGTCTATTAGCAATTCGCCTAGAGCGAATTATTCCTGATGAAAAGCGTCCCCGTAAAATTTCAATTAACAACGGGGTAAAAAATGACAACCTTAGCACTACAGAGCCTGAGCTTCTCAACGAAGATTCTTGAGAAGATAGGCGCATTTCTAAAGAAGTCTTTTCAAGGTATCATGATCGGTTGGATGGTGGCAAGACAAACACAAGCCAATCGTCACATTGCGGACATTTTGATTAGAAGTGGTGAGTATCGAAAAGGTGAGCATAACTACTATACTCTTCTTGCCGATCTAAACCAAAAAACGATTCAGAATATTCACAAGGAGTACAACAATGATTAATTGGTTGATGTCGCTCTTTAGTAAACCGAATATGTCTTATCAACAAAGACAAATTGATAGATATCTTTCTAACTCAACTGACTTAGTAGATCTTGAAAGACGTCAACGAGAACTTACACACGGAAGGTTTAAGCTGTAATGAAAACACTAGCTTTTTATCTAACAGTATTTGCTGTTATGTTTACTGTAGGGGTTGCTAATGCAACTACTATTGAAATGCTTAACAAAGATGCTGATGGTAACAAGATGGTCTATAGTGAAGAGATTGCTCGTGTTGCTGTAGGCGATACAGTCACGTGGGTACCCGCTTCAAAAGGTCACAATGTCGAAATGATTGCAGGACCCGATGGAGCAGTTCTTCCAAAGAAGTCTAAGAATAGTAAAGAAGTTTCTATGACTTTTGAAGTACCTGGTATATACTATTACTGGTGCACACCGCACAAAGGCATGGGCATGATTGGCCTTGTTGTAGTCGGTGATGATGTGTCTAATAAAGATACAATTGCTAAAGCTAAAGCAATGGGTAAATCAAAAAAGAAACTCAAAGCTCTTTTAGGAGAACTCTAATGTGGCCTTACACTGAAGAAGAGTGGAAAGATCTTTCATAATAAATAAAAAGGGACAGGAGTTCTTGTCCCTTTTAATCTTAGGAGGTTCATATGACTAAATGCAAGAAATGTGGACATGACTGTCACTGCGAAATGATGTGTGATGAATGTATAAATGATGTTTGCACAGGCTGCGATTGTCAAGAAGATCAAAATCTTGTTGATATTCCTTTATCATTTACTCAGGAGAACGTATAATGCGTAGATTAGGAACTATAATAGAGAATGCTCTTGTCGATAGACAAGAAAAATATATACGTGTTCGTATTGACCAATTGAAAGAAGACATGGAAAAAGCGCATGATGAACACGATAAAAAGTGGTATAACCGGTGTATTCAAGAATTAAATTGGGCTTTACAAATGAAAGGCAAACCTGATCATAATTGCTATATGACAGAAGCTAACAAAGAAAGAGCAATGTGGTAATGGCAAAGCCGAATGAAAATTTTAGCCTAGACATTCGAGATATACATCTTATAGAGCTTTCTTTGCGTAACATGTATTGGACAAATGAAGTCAAAGCAAAGCAAGTAGAACAACTACTAGGAAAGATACACAATCAAAAAGTATTTTATAGGCCTAGTAAAAACTATGTAAGCGGGTAATCAAATGAATTTAGAAGCATTAAGAGAAGAATTAAAAATTGACGAAGGTGTAAAGTATGAAATTTATCTTGATCATCTTGGTCTCCCTACATTTGGTATTGGGCACCTTGTCTTGGACTCTGATCCAGAACATGGCATGGCAGTTGGAACAGCAATCAGCGAAGATCGAGTCAATGAATGTTTCGATAAAGATGTTGAAGTTGTCCTTGGAGACTGTAGAAAATTGTACGACGACTTCGACGATCTCCCCGAAGAAGCACAACGAATCATTGCCAATATGCTCTTTAACATGGGACTTCCTCGACTTTCTAAGTTTAAAGGAATGAAACGTGGTGTAGATGCGCGCGACTGGTTCGCAGCCGCGGACGAGATGGTGGATTCTCGTTGGTATAGACAAGTTACCAATAGAGCTGATCGTTTGGTCGAAAGAATGAAAGCAGTAACTATTTCTGAAATTCCTGCATAAAAAGGTGTACAAACCTGGCAAAACTTGATATAATTATAGCATGTTTTATACTTCAGTAGTCCGTTATGGAAATAGCATGCTTTATCGTGGATATGATTCTACAGGAAAGCGTGTCGTTCGAAAAGATCATTTTCAACCAGAGTTCTTTGTTCCCTCAAAGAAAGACACCGGCTGGCGAGGTCTAGACAATACCTCGATTAGCCGGCTGTCTTTCGAGAATATGCGCGAAGCCAAAGGCTGGTTGGAACAAAACAAAGATGTAGTTGGTAGACATGTGTATGGCAACACCAACTACATTCATCAATATATCACGTCTAAATTCAAATACGATGTTGAATTTGATCGTGACAAAATCAATGTATCCACCATCGATATTGAAACAGAATATGATGATGGATTCCCTCATCCGCATGAAGCATCACAGCGTGTTCTTGCAATTACTCTTAAAAATAATATTGATGGCATTTATTGGGTATGGGGTTACGGTGACTACAATGTCGATGAGGCTCTCATTAAACCCGTAAAATATATCAAATGTCTAGACGAGCCTGATCTTCTTCTTAAGTTTTTGGATTTCTTTTCATCACAAGAAAAATGTCCTGATGTTATCACAGGCTGGAACGTACGTTTCTTTGATATTCCATACCTTGTAAATCGTACAGCAAAGATTCTTGGTCTTGAACAGGTCAAGAAATTTTCGCCTTGGGGTCTAGTTGATTATCGCAAGGTTGCACGTCGTGGTAAAGAAGATGAGACATACGACCTCAAAGGTATTCAAACACTTGATTATCTTGAGCTCTTCCAAAAGTTTGGATACTCGTATGGTCCACAAGAATCCTATAAACTCAATCACATTGCGTATGTAGTTCTTGGCGAAAAGAAACTTTCATATGAAGAATCCGGTTCTCTTAAAAATCTATACAAAGATGACTTTCAAAAATACATTGACTATAATATGAAAGACGTGCAGCTGGTCGATCGATTGGAAGATAAGCTTGGCCTTATTACTCTAGCTATGACTGTAGCGTATAAGGGTGGTGTCAATTATCAAGATACGTTTGGTGTCACTGCCATATGGGAATCGATTATCTATCGATATCTCAATCGACAAAAGCGCGTACCTTCGGTAGCACAACTCAATAGTAGTGATTATGAAATCATTGGTGCTAATGAAAACTCAAAGAAAAATCCTGATGGTAGGTACGGAGGACAAATGGATGGCGGCGCTCATCAGATCGCCGGCGGCTATGTCAAAAATCCAAAGCCCGGCGCATATGATTGGGTTGTGTCTTTTGATTTGAACTCTCTATATCCTAACATTATTGTTCAGACAAATATCTCGCCTGAAACATTGTTACCTAAAACACATTGGCTCATGCCTGGTGTCAAACATTATCTTAACACCGTGCCACCAGAAAGTAATTACTCAATTGCTGCCAATGGTACTACGTATCGTAAAGACGTCGATGGTATCATTCCAACTATCATTAAAGATTACTATGGCGAACGTGTTTCTGTCAAGAAAATGCAACTGGCTCATGAGTCTGAATATCAAAAAGGCAAAACATACGAGCTAGAAAAACAGATTGCTACACTTAACAATCAGCAGATGGCTATCAAAATTCTACTTAACTCTTTATATGGTGCGCTAGCTAACAAATATTTTAAGTACTTCCATCCGGGCATGGCTGAAGGTGTTACACTCACAGGCCAGACCACAATCAAGTGGGCTGAACGTGCCATGAATGGCGCTATGAATAATCTACTAAAGACTGAAAAAGACTACGTGATTGCAATCGATACGGATTCAGTTTATATTGACTTTGGTCCACTAGTAGAAAAGCTACAGCCAAAAGATCCGGTTAAGTTTTTAGATCAGATTTGTCAAGAACACTTTGAACCTATGATTGCAAAATCGTATGATACTTTCTTTACACGTATGAATCACCACACTAAGCGTATGGAAATGGCTAGGGAAGTAATTGCTGACCGTGGCATCTGGACTGCGAAGAAGCGTTATATCTTGAATGTTCATAATTCAGAAGGTGTACAATATGCAGAACCAAAGCTCAAGATCATGGGGATTGAAGCAATCAAGTCCTCAACTCCTGAAGTATGTCGCGACAAGTTCAGAGAAGTTTTTAAAATCATTATATCCGGATCTGAAGGCGACACACAAGAGTTTATCCGTCGATTCAAAGAAGAGTTCAAATCACTTCCTCCCGAAGATGTAGCGTTCCCACGAGGTGTATCTAATATTACTGATTGGCATGATCGGCGATCTGTATACAAGAAAGGATCTCCTATTCACGTTCGCGGTTCCCTCCTTTACAACAAGCTTGTTAAAGACGCCAAGCTCTCGAAGCAATATGAGCTTGTGACAAATGGTTCTCGTATTTTCTTTACCTACATGAAGAAACCCAATCCTATGCATGAGAATGTGATTGCGTTTCCGGATATTCTACCACAAGAACTTAAGCTAAATAATTATGTTGATTATGACATGCAATTTAGCAAAACTTTCGTAGAACCACTACAGCTTATCCTCGACGCGGTTGGCTGGACAGCTGAGCCAGTCGCAACTCTTGATGAGTTCTTCGCTTAATGGTTTACTTTTTTGTCAAAATGTTGTATAATATATTAAATGATGGAGAAAAATATGAGTAAAGATTGGGTAAAGGACATGCATGACATGCACGATAAATACGGTGTGCATGATTGGATGAAGGCTAATAAAGATAATAAAGAACTTATGCGAAAATTTTTAGAGTTTAGGATTAAGTTTTTAGAAGAAGAATTAAGAGAAACTAAAGAGGCACTAGAAAATGACGATGCAGAAGAGTTGGTTGATGGCCTTATCGATTTATGTGTTATTGCTATTGGCACTTTAGACGCATTTGGCATCGACTCTCACAAAGCTTGGAATCAAGTATTCAATGCTAATATGAATAAAGAAGTTGGTGTAAAAGAAAGTAGACCTAATCCTCTTGGATTGCCAGATCTAATCAAACCTAATGGATGGGTTGGACCAGATCACGGAGATAATCATGGAAATCTCAGCGACGCTATTTAAAAGCATCTTTGATAATAAAACTAATAGATCTGTAAAACTTGAAAGCTTTGATGCTTTTGAGAAAGTTTTGTATGATCTTTCGAAAGTTGAACGTAAATCTAAAAAAGATGCTGAACTTATATCACCTGCTACGTATTTGCCTAACACAACTAGAGCAAATAAAAACGTAGTTGAATGGGCTGGCTGGTGTGCAGTTGATGTTGATGACTTTGAGTTTGAAGGAGATTTACAAAATGAACTGGTTAAGCGTTTCGGTGATTATAGGTGGGTGTGCTATTCTACTGCTAGCAGTACGATCGATTCGCCAAAGTTTAGGATCGTCTTTCCACTTACGGTATCGGTTGGAAACGACACCATTAAAAAATTCTGGTACGCTCTACAATCAGAACTCGACGAACTCGGAGACAAGCAGACTAAAGACTTATCTAGAATGTATTACATCCCTGCAAAGTACGATGGCGCTAATAACTTTATATTCAGTAATAGTAACGGTAATTTTATTAATCCATCTGAATTAATAAAAAAGCATCCAATGGCTGAGAAAAACACCGGTAGTTCTTTTTTCGATCGTTTACCAGAAAATATGCAAGCCGAG